AGTGAACATAAAGAGTTTGCTAAAGAGTTTGACTATTGTATTGCTTTCGACAGAGCAGGCTACAACGATATTATCACTAAACAGTCAGGTAGCACCTGCTGTTCTACTGAGTTTGCTACTGCGTTATCTGAGCAGCTTAATCGTAGACTGCCTCCTATGGAGCAGATGAAGCCATGTCCTAACGGCGTCTACACAGACAGTGCAAGCTATGTCGGATTGATACCAGAGTGCACCAATGTATCTGTTGGTTACAAAAGTCAGCATACTAGTGAAGAAACCTTTGACCATGAATGGCTAACTGTTCATCTGTTGCCTGCATTGTTTCAAGTTGACTGGGATACTCTTCCTGTTAAACGTGACCCAAGTGTGAAAGAGTATGGTTATCGACGATACGGCTACTACGGAAACTATGGTTTTTCATCAGAAGACGAAGAGTTTGCAAGTAGTTACACTCGCCAAGGTAGTCTATGGGCTAAGAAAGATAAGCCTAAGAGTAATACTCAAGCAGCTGTAACACGAAGTGTTAAGAAAGGCATAAAGAACATTCGTTCTAACTTTGACCGATTTGAGCACGTCATGTCTTCTACTGAGATATTCGACCCAGAAGCAGGTTTCGATGAGACAGAGACAGAAGAAATGAAGATAAGTCGTATACTCCGAACTTTCTTGTCTGAAGAGATGTCGGACTTTGAGAAAGCAGAACTTGTTCTCAGAGCATACGAAACTAATTCCGATGACGTTGACGAATTCAATTCGTTCAACAGTCCTTGGTACTAAGAAACCCTTTCCCTTTCCTTCTCTCCTTTGGGAAAGGGCTTACTGCCAACTTGCCCCTCTTCGGAGGGGCTTTTTTTTGTTTGACAAAACCTAAATATTAAATATAATCGGCTTAATCGCCGCAGGCCCTAAAGGATATGTTATGAGACTTGAAACATTTATACAAGATAATTTACCTGATGGAAACGAAACCGTGAGACGAGACTGCCCGGTGTGTCATAAGGTAAATACTTTTACTATTTCCCGTGTAAACGGCAGGATTTTATGGAATTGCTACAGTGCAGGCTGTAAAGTAAAAGGTGTAAAACAATTTTCTCGGACAACTGCCGAGATTCGTGAGCGAGTTCGCCAGAACTATCATGACTTCTATCACACCGACT